CGCCTGCGAGTGCGAGCGACACGTCGAGCTGTGAGGTGGCATCGCCGCAGAGCAGGCGGTGGCGTCCCATGAGCCAGATGTCGCCGGGCTTGGTGACGGGCTCGGCGGGCGGCTCGGGGACGTCGTCGGGGTCGGTGAGGCCGGCGGTATGGTCGGCAAAGAGTGCGTCGAGTTCCCCGCCGTCAAAGCCGGTGAGTGCCAGGTCAAACCCGATGTCGCGCAGTTCCGCCAGTTCGCCGCGCAGCAGGTCTTCGTCCCAGGTTGCGTTGAGCGCCAGCTTGTTGTCGGCGATGCGGAGGGCTGGGATTTGTGCCATGCTGAGGGATTTAGCGGCTGCCAGGCGTCCATGGCCGGCGATGAGCGTGTTCGTTTCGTCCACGAGGACGGGATTGGTGAAGCCCCATTGTCCTATTGCGGAGGCAATTTGGGCGATTTGAGCGGGCGAATGTTCCCTCGCATTGCGATTATAGGCAATGAGGTCAGCGACATTTGCGATGAAGTTCGTGGGAAAACTAACACTCATAGGTATGCGCCCAGTGCATAGCTAATCCCGTGCTGTGAGACAGGTGATTGGCACGGTGAGTTCCCTCATGGCGCCGAGCATTGGGAGTGCGATGCGTGCGGTATTCGTCGCCGCGCTAATCACCACGGCCTCTCGTCCCTGGAATGGCCCGTACAGGCACGTGACGGGGGCGCCAGGGCGCAGGAGCGGTGCGTCCGGTAGTGGGAGGCGGCGGAAGGCGTCACCGGCCTGTAGGGCGCTCATGATGGCTGGATCGAGATGGTGGGGTGTAGCGCCGCTCATGAGCACCTGGCGAATGCCGCGATAGGACAGGATCGGTGACCAGCGGTCCTCGGTTCCAACGGCCACGAAGACGTAGCCGGTGAACAGCGGGCGCTCGACGCGGTGCAGCATTGTCGGAGTGTGCCGATCGCGGCGCTGGACGACGATAAGCGGCAGGTATGTGTGATAGCCGGCGGCGGTGAGCTGTGACGAGGCCCATCGTTCGGCTTGTGGGTGGGTTTGTGCGACCAGCCAATAGCTACCGCACCCGGCGTGGTTGGCGTCAGGTTGCGGCGCTTTTATGCGCGTCAATGGCTTAGGGTCAAGCGTTTGGTGGGCGAGTGCGGTCATTCGGGGGCGTTGCCGTAGGTAGCGTGTGCGACGGCGTAGGCGGCGGCGGCCTGTGCGAAGGCTGCGGCGAGTTCGTAATTGCCGGCGCGCAGTGCGTCGTTGGCGTGTTGCGCCATGGCGTCGTGGTTTTGTCTGGTGTATCCGGCGGTTCCGATCTTGGTGAGCATTGGCGTGCGATCGGTCATGCGTGCTCGTCCTCCAGCGGCGCGAACTCAAGGTCGTCCTCGTCCAGCCACGGCTCATCGTCCGGCTCGGGTGGCGGCGGCTCGTCGGCGTCGATGGGCTCCGGTTCCGGCAGTTCCTCGGCCGCTTCAAGCGGCTCGTGCTCGATGGTCGGCATGATTGCGGCGCGGGCGGCGGCGATTTGGTCGCCAAGCGAGTGCGAACGTGGCGCCTCGACCTTGAGGACGTCGCGGTGGGCGGCGACTTCGCGATCGTAGGCTGCGACGATCTCCCGAACGGCACGCTTTTCCTCGTCGGTTCGCGGTCGCATTGGCTCGGCTTCGTTGCCGGTGATGCGTTCCCATGCCGGGAGGGATTGCTGCTTGACGAGGCTAAGGCAGAGTTCGCGGGACGAAGGCTTGCCGTTCTGGGTGTGGAAGTATTCGTTCTCGCGGCGGCGGAAGTAGGCGAGCCACATGCGGCCATTCTCGTCCAGGCCGGCGGCCTCGCCGATAGCTGGGGCGCTAGGTTGCTCGCGTTGCCAGGCGCCGATGGCGTTGCGGATATCGGCGTAGCTCGGGACGATGGTGCGGCGCTTGGCGGTGGCGACGGCGTTGAGGCATGTGCGGCTGGCGAAGGCATGCTCGGGCATGTCGGTGAGCATGGGCAGCATGTTGGCGAGTGCGCGTCCGGCTTCCTCGGCGTTGTCGGGTTGGACGAGCTTGGCGAGGGCGGCCATGAACCGCTCGCGGCTCATTGGACGAGCCTCAGCGGCGAGGTGGGTGCGACTGGCTCGGGAAAGGTTGGGCTGCGATTGGCGGCCATGACGGCGGCCAGGACGGGGTCGCCGGTTTCGATTTCGTCGAGCCATCGCTGGTTGTTGAGCCATGTGGCGGGTAGCGGGGTATATTTCCGACTGGGCCAATTCCGGTCGAGGGCGTCGAGCAGGGTATCGGCGTCGGTGAGTGTGAGGGCGCGGGCGTAGGCTTTGATCGCGGCGCCCTTGGCTTCCCGCTTCGGATACTTCGCCCAAAACTCAGCGAAGCCCGGTGGATCACTCACACAGCCCGCTGCCGCGGGCGGCCGCTTCTGTTGCGGCAGCGGAACACGGGGGGGCGTATAGGGGGTTCTTTCTTCCTTTTCTGACTCTAGTTTCTGGATTCTAGCTTCTGGTATATGGGCTTTATCCCCCCCGTTATCCCCTGGGTTGACCTGTGGGTTAAGGGGGGGGTTAACCCCCACGGGGCCATTCCGCTTGATATTGGGGTTGCCTCCGGCGCTGCCGTTGGCCTTGTCACGGGCTGCCTTGGCGTAATCCCGGACCATGCGGCGCGAGTAGATAATGCCGTCCCCGGTGCGGCTGAAGACGCCCTGTTCCTCAAGCTCATCAAGAAGTTGCGTTACTTCCTCAAGGGCGCCGCCAAGCATGCGGGCAAGCCTGTCAGCGGGTGGCGCGCGACCGTTCACGAGCAGATGCCCGTAGGGGTCCGCCTCGTGCATTAGCGATAACATGTCCATCCACAGCCCGCGGGCCGCGAAGGAGACCGAGCGCAAGGCAGCATCGCCGCGCCAGTCGGTCGGATAGAACTTCATCCATGGGTTGACGCTCATGGCACAAGCCTCCTGTTGACGACCCAGGCGGCTTTGTGAGAGAACCGGGATAGCGATATCCTGTTGTTCTCCCGACTGGCCTCCAGAGCCGATCGGTTCATTCCAGCACCCTCCGCGCTTCCAACGCGGGGGGTGTTCTCGTTCAGCGGCTCATATTGGCCGGTTGTCAGCGCCGCAGCAACGCTCATGTCGCTAGCTCCTTTGGCAAATGCACAGTCATCCGGACCATCGTCGCGCCATACCGGCCCAGCATGACCGTGCTCATGTCGCGCAGCACCTCGAACGCCTCCCAGGTGGAACAGCCCGATTGCTCGATCGCCGAGGCGATCGCCCGCTGCAACTGGCGCTGCTGCTTTGCGGTCATTGCATGCGCTCCGGTTCTCCGAATGTGCCGCGCGTCCAGGCGCCGGACAGCAGCCGCTTGCCGACCTCCGCCGCCATCGCCACCCGCATCCGCTCATCGTCCTGCTGATCCAGCAGCACCGACAGCGCGAACCCCATGCACCCCACGGCTTCCGCCCACGAGCACTCGGCGTCATCGAGCGCCTCGCAGATCTGCTCCTGTAGCGCGATAATCCGCTGGCACTGCTGCGAGAGCGGGGCGAGGGTCACTGGACTGCCCTCCGCGCCTTGGCACGCTCACGCTTGGGATTAGGCCCAGGCCGCAGCGTGACCGGCAGCCAATGCGGCTTTTTGTATGGGACGTTTCGCTTGGCAACCGGATATTTCGGGATCGCCCCGTCTATGAGGTAGATCAGCATCGCGCAGGGCTTGGCGTGAATGACGCCATTTTCCAGAAGCGCGTTTAGCGCCTTGCTCGCTTCCTGGCTCAGGCCGGCCCACAGGATGAGGTTTTCGCCCAGCGTCAGGGCATAATCACCCTCCCGGCATTCCGGGAAGCGGCGGCTCAGCTCCGCGAACGAGACGTGATCGGTGTCCCTGATATACGCCAGCATCCGATCGCTGATGGTGTCGCTCATGCCGCCACCCGACCTCTCAGCGGCACGCCATGCGCGCTCACCGCATCCAGCGCCTCGACCACCGTGTGACAGACCGCAACCGGGAACCCGGCGGCTGCCAGTCGCGGATGCAACGCCTTCTGCGCGTCCGATAAATACCCGCCACGCTGCCGCTTCAGCTCCAGCAGCACCGCCCGGCCACGGAAAAACACGCCCATGTCGGGCCAACCTGGTAACGCTCCCAGCCGCTTGCGCCGGGCGCCCTCAGCCGCGCTGGCCGCGTTGCGTAGCTCCCAGGTGTTGAGCACCGCATCGGAGGGCAGCAGCACCGCGAGCGCATGGGCGACGGCCGCGTGCAGATTATCCTCGGACGGCACCGGAGCGGTGAGCTTGAACGGCTTGGAGCGCGTGGCCTCGCCGGTCAACTCAAACACCATCCACGGCGGCAGCCGCGCGCCGTGGCGTCGGCCCCAGTCCTTCACAGCGCCACCTCCTGCCGCCGGCTTTTGTATGGACCGCGCGATTTGCCCAGACGGGAAGCTGACATTTTCGCACGAGCCTCTGCCGAATGAGGCTTGCCACGCTTCGCAGCAGCAATCTTCGCGATATGCTCCGGTGTTCTATTGCTATGAAAGGCTGACAATTTCGCGCGTGTCTCTTCGGAAACTATCCTGCCGCGAGTAGCAGCCGCTATTTTGGCACTGTGTTCCGGCGACTTCGGTTTGCCACGCAGGCTCGCTGACAATTTCGCACGCGTTTCCGGCGTGACAACGCGAGCTGCTATCTTGGCGCACACTTCGGGGGATCGTTTTTTCCCTCGATTAGATGCCGCAACCTTCTCGACAATGTCGGCTGGGATTTTCCGACCGCGCTGCGCTATCGCGGCTGCTGCTAGCTTTGCCTTATGATCAGGCGTTCTATTGTTTTGAGCGGCCAACATTTTCGCGCGTATTTCGGCAGATAATTTCCTGCCACGACGAACAGCTGACATTTTCGCACGAGCTTCCGCCGAAGGTTTTATACCACGTCTCGCCGCCGACTGTTTTGCCCGCGTTTCCGCAGAAACTTTCTTGCCGCGTTGAGCGGCCGACATTTTTGCGCGGGTTTCATCAGTATGCTTCCGCCCACGCCACAATGCCGACAGCTTCGCACGCGTTTCTGGGGCTAGATCGCTGCCACCCTCACCGCCTCCCGACAAATTAAGCAACGGCCCGGCTGGCTGACGCCCGATTGCGGCAATCAATGCTATTTCGTATTCATGCGCTGCCGCTTCCGGCAGCCCTTCATGTAATTTGATCTTCGGCACCTCGATGCCGCGTGCTTGCATACCACGGACAAGATTGGATAAATGGCCTTTCCGGCCCCTTCGGGCCTTGGACTCATGTTCCAGCCACCGCCCATTGCTGCCCTTGCCGACATAGAACGGCACGCCGTCTTCACGGAACAGAATGTAGACATAGTACCGAGCGCCGCTCATGACGCCACCGCATGGGGGTCGGCATGGCTATGCGCGCGCCAGCCCAGGAACGCGCGGCGGCAATGCCGCTCACAGTATGGCCGCGCCGGCCACGCCGGATCGCCGCACAGGTAGAAGCTCGGCTTCCCCGGCGTGCCATGTGGCCACTGACACTCACGAACCACGCCAGTTGGCACCAGCCACAGCGACAGCCGCTGCCGGGGACGGCCCGCCGGCGCACGCTCCGGTTCCGGGGCCGCAGCCTTGGCCTTCACCAGCCCGGCAGCCCCGGATCTCCGCGACGCATCCGGGATCGGCGAGGCCCGCGCCTCCAGCTCCAGCCGATGCGCCCGCCCCAGGCACGCGCTCTTGGTGCGCCCCATGGCCTTGCCGATCGCCACGCCGGACAGCCCCTCGGCCCACAGCGCCGCCAGCCGCTCGTCGTCCTCGTCGGACCACGCCATGGCCCCCGGCCGCTGCCCCACCGCTTGGCGTTGGCCCGACGCGCTCACGCTTCCCGCCTGGGCGATGCCAGCTTCCTGCGCAGAAATTGAATCGGCGATGACGCCTCCAGGTCCGCGCAGGTGATCCGCAGCCCTTGCGCCGCCGCCAGCCGCTCGATCGCCGGCCAGTAATGCGGCGGAATGCCACGCCCTTTCCGCTTCCAGTGCGCAACCGTGTTCGGCTTATCCATGCCGAGGGCGCGCGCGATCACGATCCTGTCGCCGAGCTTTTCGACCACCATGGCATGCGTCAGCGGTATGGCGGCGCCGTTCTTACCCATGCGCCCTCCTCGGGTCGCCGCACGGTAAGCGGTTCGCGGCGCCTTGCCCAGAGTAGATGGCAGTACGCCAAAGCGTCAACCGGCATAATGTAATCCGCCGGAAATGCGCGCGACATACACACGCCACGGAAACTGACTAACTTGCTATTGGCACGACGCCACATTGTCGGATATATCGACAGCATGGCTAAATCCACGAGACACGACAGCCGGAAAGAAACGCCCCCGCAGCTTCGCGAGCGGAAGGTGGCCGTGCCGATGTTCAGCCCCGCAGTGCTCGAAACCTACCGACGCATCGGGGCGGCGTATGCGGATGGCGCGCGAAATCATGTACGAATCCCAGACCGAGTTCGCCCGCGTCATGCAGGTTGATACCAGCACGATCTCCAAGGTCGAGGTGGGCGAGCGCATGCTCGGCGTGCTCAGTTTAATGTCCGCCGGTGAGAAGCTGGGGACCGGAACCGATTTCCTGCTAAAAGGCGACTTGCGGCTCGTAGACACTCCGTTGCTGCTAGAGCTAATGCGGCGGCACCCTGAGTTGCTGGTTGAACACCAGCAAGCATTCGGGCCTCTTCAGATAGATCATCGTAGCCCCCGCGCGCTAGGCGGCATGGGCAAGCGGCGCCTGGCGCCAGCTCGTAGCAGGGGGTCGGATTCCGACACCCCGCGAGATCAGTAGCGAATACGGCTGGCTGGCCAATCCTGGCGTCAGGCATAGCGCGGACACTCCTGCGCTGTGCGGCTTGCTGATGCGGTCGCCTCATCGACACGTCCGGCGTTGGCCGAGGACGCCGGGTGTGAGCCGCCGGGCCGGTAGCCTGACCCTCGCCCACGGTATCCCGCCACCCCAGACATTGGCAACGTGTCCGCAATAGGCGTTACCGTACGCTACGCAATATGACGTAGCCTAACAAAGCGGCCGCAAGGCCAGCCCCTGCTCCCATGGCGATAATGTTGGCGAATTGCCACATCAGGTGTTGACTCATGACTCGGTTGTTGGCAATCTGCCAATACAGACGCAGGAGCAACACCCCATGAACACCGACGCTTACGCCATCCAGACCGCACAGGCCGCCATCCGCACCGCGCTCGCCGCCCTCGCCGTCGCCTACAAGGCCAGCGAGGACTGCCGCGTCGAAAGCCTGGTGTCCGACTTGACCAACACCCTTGAGGAAAGCCACGCCGACCTCAACGTCATCGCCGGACAGATCGACGCCGACGAGATCGACGCCCGCGCCCGCAAGCTGCGCGCGTGGTTCAAGCCCTACGCCGCGGCATAAGCCATGGCCCAGATCGTGACTCATGAGGATACCACCGGCTACGCGCCCGCCCTCGAACGCTGGTGCGCGTATGAGGACAGCTACGACGGCACCGGCCAGCCGATCGGCAAAGGCGCCACCGAGGCGGAAGCGATCAGCGACCTGGAGCAGCAGCTTGACGACGCGGATGAGGCCGCAGAAGCCGCCCGCGACGGGGCCTGCGAATGGTGTGCCGGCACCGGCTGGATCACGGTGCGCGCGAGGTCCACGGATTACGTCTGCGCCGGTGAGCCGCCCGAGGATGCAGTCGGCGTCTACGGCACCCGTTGCTACGACTGCAACAGCTTCCACCGGCAGGAGCGCGCGGCATGAACGCGCCAAACGGCGGCGAGCTGGCCGCCAACGCCGCCCGCGCCCTGGAACGCTACCGCGCCGAGGAGCGCCGCCTGGAGGAACAGGCCCAAGCCATACAGATCCACCTGATGCTGGTGAAGGAGTTCATCGCCGCATTGACGGCCACGCCCCGCGTCAAACGCACCGTCCGCGTGGTCGATGGCCCGGTCATAGACCCGGCCGAACTGCCGCCCGAGGGCGAGCAATACGCCGACAAGGACTGATGGGATGAGTGGAGCAGCGACAGCCCGCAACGTGATCCTCAAGGCGCTAAAGGACACCTACACGCAGGTCCACCGCGCTGGTCGTGACTACGCCAACGCCTACCAGCAGGCGGTCACGCGGGACGATCTGGTGGAGGCCATGGGCGCCATGGTGGCCGCCATCATCGCCGCCGAACAGCTCCAGGAGGCCGCCGCCGAGGCCGTCAAGATGACGCGCCTCGAACTGGCCCACACCATGGCGGAAACCGGGGCGACGCAGATCGCCTCAGGCCATCACCTCGCTTACCTCGCCCGCCGCCCCGCCGCGCTCGTCATCGACGACAGCAAGGCCATTCCGGCCGAATACATGATGCAGCCGCCGCCTGTGCCAGACCGCAAGAAGATCCATGCGGCGATCGACGGCGGCACCGAAGTGCCCGGCTGTTCGATCGTTCGCCCCAACGAAATGTCGCTCGCAATCAAGGGAAAGAAGCCATGAACGAGATCGCCACGACCGGCGGCAGCAGCTTCGCCGAGATGGAACGCCTGGCAGCCGCTATCGCTAAAAGCGGGCTCTTCGGCATGAAGACGCCCGAGCAGGCTCTGGTGCTCATGGCGATCTCTCAAGCGGAAGGCAGGCATCCGGCGCTCGCTGCCCGTGATTACGATATCATCCAGGGCAGGCCCGCCAAGAAGGCCGAGGCCATGCTGCGCGATTTCTTCGAGGGCGGCGGCAAGGTCGAGTGGCACACGCTGACGGACGAGAACGCAGATGCGACTTTCTCGCATCCACAGGGCGGCTCGGCCCGCATCGGCTGGAACATGGAGCGCGCCCGCACTGCTGGCCTCATGGCCAAGGACAACTACAAGAAGTTCCCGCGCCAGATGCTGCGCTCCCGCGTCGTCAGTGAGGGCGTCCGCACCGTCTGGCCGCTCGCGACTTCGGGAATGTACGTTCCCGAGGAAGCCGCCGACATCCCGGCGCCGCGCAAGGAGCCGCCGCACGCTGGCCCGACATTGGACGCCGAGCCACCAGTCCGCGCCGCGGCTGCCGCCATGCCCAAGGCCGAGCGCATCGCCCGCTTGGCGCCGACCTACGACGAGCAGCCCCAGCCGCCGGTAGAGTCCCCTGCCCCGCCAGCTTTCACCGATGAGCAGTGGCAAGCCTCCCTTACCAGCCTGCGCGGCAAGGCGGCGGGCTGCACCAACCGCGCCCAAGTCGCGGAACTCGGCGAGGACAAGAAACTGGCGAAGGCACTCCTCGCCGCCCCGCAATGGGTGCAAGACGAGATCAGCGACATCCTCGCCGACGCCTATGCCCGCTTTGACGCGACCGACAGCGACTGGCCCGGCCCCGATCCCGAGAAGGCGCAGGCATAAGCGATGAGCGACGACACCAACGCCATGCTGCGCGCCATCCTCGCGGGCCAGGACGAGCACGCACAGACTTTCAACGAAACCATGCAGGCCCTCGCCGACGCCGTGCGCGGGCTGCAAACCCTGGTCGAAACCGGGTTCATGGAGGTACTCACCGCCCTGGACGGCAACGGGGAGGAATCGCCGTGAGCGCCGTGGTCTTCCTACTGCTCGCCCTCGCCGTGCTGCTGGTCGGCCTGGTCGCCGGCTGGCGGGCCTGGCACGGCGACTGGGACGGGTGACGGTATGCCCACGGTCAGACCGGGCAGACTTTTGGTCATCCCGCCGCCCAGGCGTTCCCGAACCCGCCGCCACATTAGCCGCGTCACCGATTGCGGCACCGGCTTGCCCGCCGCCTCGGCGAGGAGGCTGCACACCCGCGCCAGCGTTTCCAGCTCGGCCACGGCCAGCGGTGTGACCGGCCGGATGACCGGGATGACCGGCGGGATGACCGCACCGTCCGATGGTGCCAGTGCCCCGCTTTCCAACTGCAACTGCGTCCGAATTGCCATGGCGATCCACTCGCCCTGGCTGCGGTCCTGGCGCTGTGCCGCCGCCGCCGCCTGCTCCCGCTCGGCCACGGGCATCGACTTGATGGTCCAGGCCGGATCTCGGTGCGGTGTCATCGGTCCTCCCCAGGTATGACCGGGATGACTTTTGGTATGACCCGCGGCCGCGCCGCAACAATAAAGGAGCCACCCATGCCCAGCCGCGCCGAGATGGAGGCCGACGCCGAGCGACGCATCGCAGCCCAGCTCGAAAAGCACGGAGGGCCAATGGCCAAGGTGCTGGCGATGCTCCAGCCGCTGGAGGCGGTCGCCATGGTGTGCTTCCTGGCCGACGCGGCACTCGCGCGTTTCTCGGCAAAGGCACGCATGGGCATGGCCGAAGCCATGACCAAGACCATCACCGAGGATGCCCAGGATACCGTTGATGCGGCTGGCAATGCGCGGCGAGATTGAAGCAACGCGGCATGTTCTCGTCGGCCGCCGGGGGATCGGCAGAATCTCGCTAGCCCGGCTAGAGCGACCGGGCGACAGAACCCGACATAACCGGACAGAACTGGGTAGCAAACGGCGACGAAACTCCGACAAACCGCGACATTCGGCGGAATGCATCGACATTGCCAGAGCTAACCCGTTGATCCCGTGGGGCATTAAATCATGTCACAACTTTCTATCCGCGACATAGGTTTTGCCGTCTTGACTTTTTCCGAGCCGATTTACAGGGACGAAACCGACTGCAAACGACCATTTCCTCATGACAAGCGATTCTGGACACATCGAAGATAATTCGTCCATGTGCGCATTATGCGCTTGCATTGTCCGCGTTTTGCGCACATAAAGGCGCTACGGACGGGGTTGGCCCGGCCAGATAAGGAACCACCCCGATGACCCAAGACGAAGCTATCGACATCATGACGCGGCTACATACCGCCGCCATCGCATTGGACGCAGCCCGCGCGCTGGCGGAACAAGTCGCCGGCCAATACGACCGCATTGATATCCACAACCTGTTTATAGGTTGCTGTGAGCAGTTGGAGCGGATTGCGCAGGAGCACGGCCTGCCGGTGCCCATGCTTGGCGCGACGGAGGCCTAGCCGTGTCCCCGGGCCGCCTGCGCGAGTGCATGGCCACGCTGGGCTGGTCCGCCCGCTACCTCGCCACGCTCACCAGCCGCAGCGAGAACCAAGTGCGGCGCTGGCTCAAGGGCAGCCCCACCGTCCCATGGCAGATCGCCGAGTGGATTGAATCCCGCGCCCGCCACGCCGAGAGCACCCCGCCGCCGAGGAAGGACGCCGCCGCGTGACCGTGCTAGACACAAATCGGGCGCACAGACCGTTGTAGCGGCACTGCGCGCCCTGACCGTAGACCCTTGGTGGGAGGATCACATGGCTACCGCATATTTACCCCAGCACCCGGCGCGCGAGAAGCGGCCATGAGTGACATACCCGCCCGTGACCCGCTCGATATTCGCGCGATCCTAGTACGGATCGATCGCGATCTCGATGAGGCCGCCAAGCTGCGCGCCGAAGCCCGCAAATTCGACCGTGAACGCTGGATTGCCCCGTTCACCATAATCCTCGCCACGCTCGCCGCGATCGTCGCCCGGCTGCCGGAAATCCTCGCCGCGTTTGGAGTGGGGCACTGACATGGTCATATTGCTCGCCATCGTCCTCGCCCTCGCCCTGCTCTATTTCTGGCTTGTCGGGAACTGGTTCGCCCGCGTGGTGATATTCCTGCTATGCGTGGGATATGGCCTGCTGCTCGGCGAGATTGTCGGCGGCGTCATAGCCGGGGCCATCGGCTGGTTCGCCAGCGGCATCCCGATCTACGTGCGGCGGCGTCGCGTCACGGCTTAGGGTGCGTTCGGGTCGCGCAACTGGTTAATCGGTGGCCGCAGCATTTCCATACCCTGCTGGCGGGTTTGCGCCGCTCGGCGAGCATCAAGGAACGGTTCAACCAGCCGCTTGCCGAAATGCACTGCCACATTGCCATAGCCGGGCGATATCAAAGCCGCCGCCCCGTGCAGCGCCGCCAATCCTTCTGGCCCTTTGGCCATGCCCTTAAACATATCCAGAATATTCGGCACCGTATCAGATCCAGCCGCACGCGCCAGTTCCAGAGCACTCGCCGAGCGGCGCAGATCGTCGCGCAGATCCCACAGCTTCCGCATGTTCGCTTCGCTGATCGAATTGTAGGGGTTCTGCTCAAAGGTTTGGGTCGGATCGCGCATGTCCACGATGCGCTTCATGGCATTTTGCAGCTTGTCGAAACTCATCCGCATCCGGCCGCCAGATCCTACATAAATGTCGTTCTTTATCCCTTGTAGCAGCCGCATTTCCTCGATCCGGCGGGCATGCTCGGAATAGGTCTTGAGCATATCGCCAAAGCCCGGCGATACCTTCTCAATCTGCGCGTCGATGATCGGCTTCAACTCACTGAGCTGGCCCGCCGCGTAATGCAGCTTGGAATCCTCGCTGGCCATCCGCTTGGATGTCATCTTGTCGATCTGCTGGCGCAACCCCCATAGTTGCCGGGGGTTGGTGATCCTGGGGTTGCCGTTCTCGTCCACCAGGCGGTTGAGCACATAGCCCATAGCTTCCTGCACTGCCGGACTTTCGAGGTTCTCGGGCACCGCCAGGGTATCCCGGATCTTCGTCGTTATCGGGTCCAGCACTACCTCATGGCCCGGCTGGCCGGCATCCTTGAACACTTCCGGCTTGGCTCTCTGAATATCGCGTTCCTGGGTGAGTTCCCGGTTGCGGATGTCATTCGGCACGCCGCTCATCTCGTCCCAGTGCTGCCCGCGCGCTTCGTTGTGTTCCTCGGCGACGAGCCGGGCTTCCTGTGATACGGCGGTGTCCGCGATGCCGGCAGCTTTCAACTCGCGCGCGGTATTGACGCTCTGTTCCTGTTCCGCCAGCGTCGGATTGACGCCGCGCACGTATTGATTGCGGTCAGGCACGCCCACCGCTTGCGGTTCCAGCAGCTTGTTGCCCTCGGCCGTGGTGCGGTAGATCGCCACCTCTTCCGGCGTCATACCGACGACTGCCGCAGGCGAGACCGCGGCCCCCGCCGCCTGGGTCGGCTGTGCGGCACCACCGCCACCCATCCCCGGCGATGGTCCCTCGGGGGGCGTCGCTGCCCCTGACGGCGGTTCCGTTGGCGGTTGGGGTGGTGTCCCCCCGCCCCGCCTGGCAGCCCGCTGTGCGTCGTAGAACGCCGCCGCTTCAGGCGATAGCGGGCTGACTCCCGGCGGTAGCTGGATGCCCCCCTCAGATAGCCGTGCCAGCCCCGGCTTGAGCGCGTTGTATGCGGCCGGCGCACCCAGCACGATGCCGCCGCCCAACACGTTGCCGAGCAACTGCACGCCAGGCTGCGCCCATTCAGGGGCCATGCGCCCGGCTTCCTCACCCGTGACTGCGCCCGCCGCGCCACTAAGCGGCCCGAGCAACGGATTGGGTAGCATCGTGCCTGCCACCGCTCCCGCCGCGCCCGCGCGTGCTATCCGCTCTGCCGGAGTAGTGACTGGCACGCTTCCCGGCCGGTCGGCTTCCGGGTTCGCCGCCATGATGGTGTTCATCAGCCGTGTGCCGGGCTGCGGTATGTCGGCATCGGCCGTGCCATAAAGGAAATTACGGAACGCCGGGGTCATGCGCGGCAGCCCGACATACGGAGCCGCTGCGTCATAGGCGGTCCCGCCAGCAGTCAGCGCCATCTGCCCCAGGCTGCCGACCGGATCGGACATGAAATTGATGCCGCCTGCGCCGCCTTCTGCCGAGCCGGCCCCGATGTTGCGAATGACGCCGCCGCCGGGTGGGGGCTTTTCCTTGACCGTGCCGACCGGAAACCACGTCGTCGGGTCGTCATTGGCGGCGGGCGCAGTCGTTCCAGAAGTGGCGGCCGGCACCTTGGCAACCGGAAACCATGTCGTGGGATCATCGTCGCGATTGGCGGCGGCCATCACTCTTTATCCCGTGCTGCGGGGGGTGGTTCCGGCGGTTGTGCCGCCTGCTGGGCGTCGATGTATTGCTTGTAGTATTTGCCCACGGCCGGAACGTAGCCGCGGCTTTCCGGCCCGAACGCTTTCCGCCAGCCGGGACCGCCGTGGTAGTAGCGCAACGCATCCTCAGCGGTCTTTTCGCGCTGCAACGCCTCGTCCATGTATTTGGCGGCACCCCAGATCGACTGCACCGGGTCAAGCGGATCTTCCACGCCCAGCTTCTTCTGAGTGGCCGGCGTGATCTGCATCAGGCCGTGCGCTACCCCATCCTTGAGGTTCGGGTTGCCGCCGCTTTCCTGCATGGCGATGGCACGCAGCAGCAACGGGTCTACGTTCCAGGCCTCTCCCGCCGCATGGAAGATCGGATCGAACGGGACGAGCGGATCGTTGGCCATGTCACGCGAGCAGCGCGTTGGGCAGCGGTCCCGGCATCATCTGAGGCATGATCGCCGAACGCCGATCCGGCGGCGCTGTCGGAACCTGTATCAGCCCGGTGTCGCGGGCGATCTTCATGGAACGTTTCCACTTTTCCATGCCGCCTTGAACCTTGGCGATCTCGGCCAGATGCGCCGCACGTTCATGCTCATCCAGCTTGTCCCACGCGAACGCTACCGGGTCGGTCTGGCTGGTGAAGTTCTTGATATGCTCGCCCTGCCCGATGCCGAACTCGGTCTTGCCGGTGCCCCCATCCGGGGCCGTCAGTTGCTGCGCGATGCGCTGCCTGGCCAGCCCGAGATCTCCTTTCAGGATGTGCGTGTTTACGGTCTGGAGCATGGTGTCCACGTTGGCGTTGCTTTCGAGCTGTGTGGTCAGCCCGAGATCGGTGCCGGCCCTGGCGCCGCTGCTTTGGGCAAAGCGCAGCAGGTTTTTCTTGGCAATCTGCCGCTGCTCGTCCTGAGTGGAATCGAGGAGCTGATACCCCGGAATGCCCTGCGTGATCATGAAATTCCGCACTGCGGCGACGTTGCCGGTGCCGGGGCCGGTGTGCGCGTATTCCAGCGCCTGGAGGGCTGCCACCCCTGCCGCTTCGTTGCGTCTTTTGTTGTCCATGTCTGCATTTGCGGTCTGCCATTGCTTGACATCTTCCTGGACCCGTTCCGGCTGCCCCTGCGGGGGCGCCGACGTAATCATCGGCACGCCGCCCGTCCCCGTTACCACACCGGGCGTGGATGCCGGAACCTCTGGGGCGGGTGCGGCAGAGTTAGGCGCCGGTGGCGGCACCAGTGCCGGCTGGATGGGCGTGTTGCGCCCCGGCGGCGTTCCCGATGGCTTGGCGGCATTGGTGGGCAGCGTCTGCGCGGGCGGTGCGGCGCCGGGCACTGCCGGCATCGGCAGACCGGGCAGGCTGCCGCGCGGCACCTGCTTCTGGTCATATCTCACCGCCTTGTCTGGCGTGGTGGGATTACCCGCCGCATCCACCGGCACATGGATGGTAACGAGACCGGCTTGCTCGCCCGGTGTTGCGGTCTGCTGGACGGACGGCCCTGGTAGACCCGACCTCGCCGATGGCACGATCGGGAACTCTGTCGTGCCGCCGGCTGATACCTGCGGACGTGTGCCGAAACGCTGCTTATATTGCTCTTCGACGGATGCGGCTGTGTCCTGATGCTCTTGCAACCATTTCCGCCGCCCCTCGGCATCCGGCGGCAGGATTGCCATTTGCCGCTGTACCTCCGGCATCGTCAGCGTTCCGTTAGCCAAACCGCTCTGGAATAGCCGCAGCATTGCCCCATCGCTGAAATCGCCGGATTGCAGCGCAGCCCCAGCCGCCGCATTGACCCATCCAGCCTTCTTGAGGCTCTGTTCCAACTGGTTGCTGCTGATGTTCTGGATGTTCGCCAGCGAGGCTCCTGCTGCCATTGCCGCCGGCCCGCTGGCCGCCAGGCGCCTGCGGAACTCGTTCGCGTCCAGCTCGCCGGTCTGCGGATTGATCGCGCCCTGATACGCCTGCCCGGCCGCCTCGCTCGCCTGCTTCGCCCGCAGATCATACAGGCCCACCGCCGCCTGGTTCCCGGCGCTGATCGCCGCCAGCGGATTGACCACCTGGGGGGCGCCGCTGCTGGCGATCGTGGGCACGCTGAAGGCGAGTGCGTTGGGGTCTGCCATGGCGCTGTCCTATGCCCTACAGGTCTCGTCCAGCCACGTTGGTATTGAAGGTGTTGTCGTATCCGCCCGTTCCGGTGTTTCTCTGGTATTGCTGATAGGCGAGGTAGTTATTGACCCCAGAGTTGAGCACGTTGCTCGTGTTCATCAGGCCCGTTGCCTGGTTTACGCCTGCCGCATTGATGTATTGCCCGGCGGTGTTCGCCAGCCCCGTCCCCTGCGTGCCGAGCTGCGCCGCCGCGTTGGCGCCCATGCCGGCGATGGCGTTGAGACGGTTGAAGCTGTTGGTCACGTTCCCCTGCTGCCCGGTGTTGAGGTTGAGGTAATCCTCGAACCGCTTCTGCCGGACATTGAATTGATCGAGGTATGTCTTGTTCGCCAATCCCGTTGCGAAGTTCCCCGCGCCTTTCAGGCTGGCACCGGACACGCCCAAGCCCCGCGCCGCGGCGCTGCTCTGCACCGCTTTCAGCCCTTGGCTGAGATCGAATTGATACCCCGGCGTGGCCTCCAGTTCGGCCTGCGTCATATTGCCCGGCAGGGCGCCTGCTGCCTGGCTTAGGTAGTCGGGACCGCCGCCGGTCGGCCCCAACCTGGCCAGCCCATAGGCGTCGTTGAGCGCGTTGTATCCAGGCTGAAAGTATGGCGCCAAATCCCCGCGCGTGGTCTGGTAGCGCCGGTCGGCGAGGTTGGCGGCATCCTTGGCCGATCCCGCCGCCATGCTGCTGCCTGCCATCGAGGCGCCACCCGCAATGACAGCCCCGCCGATAATCGCTGCCGCTACCATGTCAGTTGCTCCTTAGTCCGCAAGCCATTTGGAGTGATACGTCTCGATCGGCGTGAACCCGAGCCGCCTGAACAGCGGCGATGCGTCCCGGTGCAGCTTGGCGCCGACGAACCAACGCTGCACGCCGCGGTGCCGCAGATCCCGCTCCACCGCCTCAAACAGGGTGCGGCCGTTGCGCCCGCGCCGATGCTCGGGATGGACGAAGAAGATATCCATCGTGGCCGTTAAGCACGTGGCATAATGCAGCCCCGGCGCCACGAAGCCCCAGTAGTAGCCGATGACGCGCCCGTCCTCGCGCAGCACCACGATCTGAAGCTCGCCGCGGGAGTCGCGGGCGTCGTAGACGTGCCACTGGGGGGCGAGCGGAACACGGTTCTGATCCAACGCGAGTTCCGCATAGTGCAGCGGCAACAGCGGCATCATCTCGGGCAAGGCCTTGGCCCATGGCTCGGGCGCCGCGGTGATCATGGCAGCAGGCAGACGTCCACGATGAGGTGTATCCGGTCATCGATCGAGTTGTTTTCCACCGCATGGACCTCGCGCGGGGTGAAGGTCCAAACCTCGCCCGTCAGCATCGCCACGCTTTCGTTGCCGTTATGATACATCGACCCCGGCAGCCCTTGCAGCACGATATGGAACCGGGCGCGTTCGTCGTTGGATGCGGCGTAGTCGCCCACGTTGTCGGCATGGGGGGCGATGCGGGCGCCAGGCTTCAGCCGCGTCACCAGCAGCCTGTCGAGCTGGTAGGCACCGACCCGGCGCATGAGGTCTAGCACGGGTTCCTTCCACGGCAGGATGGCGGCCGCCGGCAGCCAGACGGGCCGCTCGTCCTCGATGACGGTATCCACCGAGCGGTTGGCGGATGGGCCGGTGTAGCGCAGCAGGATATCGTCCGCCTCGGCGTGCGGGGTATGCGGGTAAGTGGTCCGGAACGTGTCCGCGTTCCACAACTCGGGATGGCGCTGGAGCGTGAGCAGCATGGGCAGCGTGTCCACGCCGCGCGCGATCTGCTGGAAGTACCTCACAGATGCCGCATCCCTGCGGTCCACACCACGGCGAGGGACAGCGCCACGATGATGTAATAGAGCGCGCGGTTGCTGAGCATGTGCAGCGCCTTCATACCCCGGCGATTGCGTTCCAGGTGCCGGTGCCGCGCGAGACGTAAATCGTCGTTCCCACCGCGCCGTCCCGGCGGCTGTAGATCGACCCCAGCGGCTGCGTGCTAGCGGGGGCACCATAGCCGCTGGTCCAGGTTGGCCCGCCCGCGATGCTGCCCTGCTGGAACACGTTGAAGCCTGCTGTGGGGCCGTAGATCGCGCCGGTGAAGGTGCCGCCTGCGTAGGGCATTTTCGTATTGTCAGCCGCCGCCCGTGTTGCTGCTTCTGTCAGGTCCGCATTTTCCCTGGCGGTGCGTTCGGCGGCAATCGCGTTGGACAGCCCGGTGTCGGTGCTGCTGCGGACGACACTCTCGGCGGCGATAGCCACCCCCAGGTTCGGCGTGGATGCCCCCGGCGCCGATCCTGTCCGCACATACAGGCTCTGGAAATACCCGCGCCAGACGGCGGTGACGTTGCCGTTCTCGTCGGCGATCGGGCCGGACGGAAACGCGGCGCGGATGGGCGATGCGGTGCTGGTGGACATGGAACTAGGCGCCGAATGCCGACCAGAAGAACAGCGAATCCTTGCCGCCGGTGTTCGACGTATCCTCGATGAATACCGTGAAACTGGTGGTGTTGACTGCGGATATTCGGATCGTCAGGTTGAGCGTGTTTGCCACCAGCGTGGCCTGGACCGATTGCACGGCCGCGAATGCGACCGGGTAGGTGACTGAGGCGATCCCGGTGCCGCCGGTCGCGGTAGCACTGCCCCACTGGATGAGGTTTGGCCCGGCGACATGGGCATAGCCTGCCCCGCCGCTGAGCGCCCCGCCTGCCAGTGCCGCCTCGGCCGCCAGCGCGCGGTCCTGTTCTGCCACGATGCCGTTATACAGATCGGTGTCGCCATCCTCGCGTGCCGTTTGTTCCACGTTCATCGCGGCGATGCGCGCGGTCTGTTCGGTGCTGTCCGCGTTCGATCGTGCGGTGGCTTCGGCCGCGATCAGATCCGACACGCCCAGCAGCGCCAGCGCATCGGGGATGGTGGCGGCGGTGACGACCGGGGCCATGGCTGCCGAGACGATGGTCGTGGCCTCTATATCAGCGATCTCGTTCCCCACGGCGTCACGGATGACTAATCGATAATTTCCGTCTCCGTACATCAGGGTGCGGCCAGCCGAGTCCATGATCACGGGGTTAGTTGCCAGCGCGGTTTGTTCCGGGTCGATCCAGACCTGCTTTGGGGTACTGGTGCCTGGCACAAAAGTCGCGATGGAACCGCCCGCTATCGGATCGCCGTTGGCATCGCACCACTGCAAAAGCGGTACGACGATAGGATCGATGCTCATGGCTGTTCTACCCCACCCAATATGATAGGATGTCGGCCTGACGCGGTGTGTCGAGCACCACGCCAGACCTAACCAGACCACTCAGAAAGGAAGTGATCATGGCTTTGCCCAATCTAGCAGGCATATATGCCATCCGCCACATAGACACCGGGCGCGTCTATGTCGGGTCTTCTTTGAATATCAACAAGCGCACGATCAGGCATCGTTGTCTCCTCAATACCGGCAAGCATCAGTCGCCTGTGCTTCAGGCGGCGTGGGTAAAATACGGTAAGCACGCCTTTGCATTTGAAGCCCTAGAACTCGTACCAAAGCATTCCGAGTTGATTGCCCGAGAACAGCATTGGATGGATCATTTTAATGCATACACAAAGGGATATGGTTTCAATATTCGCCCAGAAGCGGCCAGCCGACGTAATCATGCCAACTCCCTTGAGGCCAGACATAAGCAGCGACTAAGCATGTTGGCTCGATGGACAGCAGAACCATGGCGGCACGAAGAGGCCAGGGCCAAAGTTCTCGGGCGGAAAATGACTGCCGAAGCGATCGAAAAATCAGCCAGTTCACGTCGAGGTAGAAAAGCGTCTGAGGAACATCGGGCAAATCTGTCGAAAGCTCATACAGGTGTGCCTCTAAGCGCGACTCACCGGGCCGCCATCGGTGCCGGTGCCCCTAAGACGCGATCCGATGCTTTCCGCGCCAAGGTGTCCGCTGGTATCAAGCGCCACTGGAAAACCCGACATAGGAAACAGGCATCCTTTAACTTTGAGCCGGGGTAACGTCCACCCAGCATCCTTGCAAGGCCGCCCCACATGGTACGCTCCAACTGATCTCCCACACTCTATCCCTTGCGTATCCGCAACGTTGCCACTGGAGACTAGTCGCGTATTCCCCTACTTCTCCCATGCTTTGCGACACCGGATTTCCGAAAGAGTGCCCACGATCCGACGACCATCTAAGCGAAATCAGGTTGCTCGACAGCGGCGCCTCGGTGGTTGCCACCACATCGTCCATGCCCAGCGTCGGCGGGATCACGGCGGCGTGGAAATCAATACGGGTAAAGCCGAACGAGCCGGCCGCATAAGTCCAATAGGCTTCGCGCGATCCGTCATAAACCCGGTAGAACGAGCCGCTGACAGTGACCACGCTGCCGGTGAAGGTGATTGCGCCAGTTGCTGTATCGAGCAGCTTCAAATCGTCGCCGTCGCCGATCATCAGCGTATCGCCGTTCAGTAGCGACTGGCCCTTGCTGTCGGGAATGCCGATATCGGATGCGAAGCTCTGCACCCAGTTGATGGTGCCGCTGAGTGCCACCGACATGACGGCGATCGGCGGCCCAGCGGGCGTGCTGCTGTTGGTCACCTGCATGATGATGGTGTTGTGCGTGGCGTCATAATCGGCCTGGGCAATATAGAGATTCGCCGGCGCCGGGTAAGTGGCCAGGACATTCGCCGTGCCGGTCTTGGTGCTGGTGATCACCAGAGCGTCGGACACATGGACGCGCCAGATATCGATGAGGCCGGTGGGGTGGTTGTAGTCGGAATTGACCACGATGAAATCGCAGCTTCCATCGGTGTGCTTTTGCCCGGCAATGACCAGCAGGTTGTTGTTGTTGCCATAGAGCGGGGTCGGGCCGAGGCCGACAGGTGCCATGCCGGTGCCGTCATATATCAGCGCGCTCTCGGTCGAGTTGAGGCTTTGATAGGCCACGATGGTGTGCGTCGCCGTGGTGTTGACCACGCCCCGCTGGCCCAGCACGCCGTTAGGCACATACCACTCGCCGATGACTTTCATCGAGACCGGATCAAGCCGAGTGAACCGGCGATGGAACGTATCAACCCCGGCCAGCATGTAGAGATCGGACCCTTGGCCGGCAGCGAGGTCGAAGATGCCTTGCGAGTATGGCGTGCCTGCTGGCGAGCCGAACGCCGTGCCCGCATACATCTGGTCAATCGTCGCGGTCCTGATCACCGCCATGCTGGACAGGTCGGTGATCGCAATCCCGTTAACGGACGATGTGGCAAACGCATAGAACCAGTCGCGGGTGAAATCGAACGCCTGGATGAAATTGGCGGTACTGTAGCCGCTTGGGAAATTCGGGTCAGGAGTCAGTGGCGTTTGATGCGTGGCATCCACATGGGCGGGCACCACCGGCGGCGGCACCGGCCATGTCCCCCCGATCGCCACCAGCCCAGGCGCGGCATAGGTCGTGTCGGTGAACTGCGCCGCCGTGGTGCCGCTGCTGGCCTGCCAGGTGGCATCCCCCCTAAGCCACAGCCCGTCCTGGCTCCTCTGCACCTGTGCGGCGATCGTCGTGCCTCTGAGGACCAGCCACGCGGTGTAGATGCCGCTGGTGATGGTCCCCATGGCCACGGTGCTGTGGACCGTGGCGCCGATGGTGACCGACAGGCTGTATTGCGTGCCATCCGCGCTGATCCTGGCGCGGTAGCCGATCCCTGCCGCATCCGCCCGGCCGGCGACGAACATCACGGTCGCGGTGGGAACGGTCGTGTAGTCCGGCGGGATCACGCTGAACCGCACCGAGTAGTCCGCCCGTGGGGCCGTCACAGCGGCGGTATACAGCGCATCCCCGCCGATCCCGACCACCTCATCGCCAGTGATCACCGCATGGCTCGCCCCGCCCACCACCGTCCAGCCGCCGCCGACCTCTGATGTGTAGGCGTCGATCGTGGTGCCGTCCGCTGCCGTGAAGGACGCGCTTAGGAACGCGAACGTGGCGGGCGCGACTGCGGCTGATGTTCCGGCGTCGATATCTGCCAGGAATTGCCTATAGAAAACGCGCTTGCCGTCCGCGAGCATGTGGGGGAAGGAACGCACCCGCTTGATCGGCTGCCCGGCGTCGGTGAATATCCTAGTGTCCAAGGCATACAGATTGCCATTCTGCCAGTCGCCGACGACAGGGATGCTGCCATCCACCGGCCAGTAGCAGTTGCTGCGGTGCCGGTGCTCCTCGCCGTTGCTGTCGATCCACAGCCACTCGTGCCACAGCCCGGTCGTCACATCGTAGACCCAGGTATGGTCCGCGTGCGGGAAGGTGAGCACGTAGAACGTATGCCCAGCGAGCTGGTAGCAGTAGCCGATGGCGTCATCCAGCCGCGCATACCCTGCCAGCTCGGCCTCGATCGCATATGTCGATACCCGCTTGGTCTGATACCCGGCGCCCATGACCACGAACCCGCGGCCTTGGCGATCCCTGGTCAACCAGAACGCGCCGTTGTCATAGCCGGCGACTGAATACTTGGCGCATGTGCCGTGATCCACGAAGACCGATTGCACCGAGGCGAATTGCGAGGAACCGGCGGCGATATCGGTGGCCCCGGTGTCATACCAGATTTCAGTCGTCAACTGCCCGATCAACCAGATCTCGCGCTTGGTGACGATGAGCGTTTGCAGCAGGTCGGTGAAACTGGATTTATTGGCGAAGTCGAGCGCGTCGAACGTCGTTGCCAGCGAGCCGGTCCAGTAGAATTGCGGGGTGCCGGGCTTATTGAAGATTAGGAACGTGTCGAGGTAATCGACCTTGTCGGCGCCGACGAAGCTGCCGGTGCTATCGACCAGCGGCGCCATGGTGTTAGCCGCCAGGTTGATCATCCAGCCGTTCGCGGTGCCGTCCACGATGACCATGTCCAGCGTGTTGTCGCACATGGACACGGGCGTCGTGAGCCCCGCCGTGATGCTGCCCAGCGACGTGCCGACCCAGGACGTGGTGTTGACCGAATAGACCTCGGACCCGCTCACGACATAGACGTTGCCATTCGTGCCTTGGCGTATGCCCCTGATCGGGCCGGTGCCGATCGTGCCCAGCAGCCGCAAGCCTGGCGTGGGGTAGTCGGTGGCTTTGGACGGTTCGGTGAGGTTCTCAGGGATTGGCTCGCTGAACAGGTTCACGCTGCGTTGCGCGGATGCAATTACGCTGTGGGCCTGGTAGGCGCCGCCGGTGAGTCCCAAACGTGCCATCAGGCCAGCACCATGACGGCAATCGCCGTGCCGCCACCACCCCCGCCGCCGCCAGTGCCGGTCTGGACCACACCCACACCCGCGACGGTGACCGTGCGCGGCGTTGCGTCGTCCTGCACCACGGCAGAGCCTGCCCCAGGCCGTCCGGCGCTGAGCGTTTGCGTGCTCATGTGATGGTCACCTGCGGATTCACGTAGACCGTCGCGGAACTTTTGCCCAGCCGCACCTGAGCGCGCACTCGGCCTGCCGTGCGGGGCGTAAACGTCACTTGCAGCTTCTGCTTTTGTGGGGTAGCGGGCGAGCTGTTCCACGTCGCGGTCGAGGTCGTGACGGCGGATGGTGTGGTGAGCGGCGTTGCGATGAAGCTGTTGCCGAAGCTGGCGACCGAAGAACTGGCGGTGCCGAGATATTCCAGAACAAGCGATATCTCGTCATTGTTCAGGGCGGTGCTGCTGATGATCTCGACGGTGGCCGTCTTACTGCTGCCGGTCGTCGCATAGTTCACGTCCAGCCAGAAGCTGTTCAGCGTGTTGTTGAATTTATCGATGTTGGTGCCGGATACCATTTTGTGGCTGAATGTGCCGACATTGTCCGTCGCCCCGCCTGTGAGCGTGATGGTGAACTCGGTCGTCACCGCGCCGGCGGGCTGGTAGCTCTCGGATATAAAGCTAGTTCCGTCATAGCAGTTCACGAACTCAACGAGGTTGGTGGTGTTGGCGCCGGCGGCTGCATACCGTGTGGCGCCCGATGCTATCCTGCAACTGTCGAACAGATACCGGCTGCCGCCCGTTCCGTTGCTGTCGGAGAATATCGTCCCGGTAAGCGCACTCAGATCGACGCCACGCAGCGTTATCGTATTGACCCCGCCCCCAGGAACAAACAAACTGGTGGGGAAGATTGCTCCGGCCAAGGCCGACGGCGTGTTAATCCATACGAGTTCGGTGCTTCCCAGCCCTATTGGTTGCGCGGCGGCTCCAAATCGCAGCGCGGTATTATCAAGTATGACCCTTTGAAAATTCCCGCTCAGGAAGGTACTGCTGCCAGCGTTATTATTATAGAACAAGCAACTCTGATAATAGGCCGTCTTGTCGGTGGTCGCGACATCGTTGAATATGATCTGGCTTCCAGCTCCCGTGTTCACGAACGAAATGCCATTATAGTAGGCATTGATGCGAGCGCGAAAGGTCAGGCCAGCGTTGCCGGTGATCGTCGCGCCGGTTGTAATGTCAGCGGCAACCGGCGGCGTTGACCCGGCACGATTGACACACAGGAATTGTAACAACCCGTACCCTGTGGCTATGCCGCTGCCGGGTCCGCATGTGCCGCTGGCCACCGTCTCGGCGTGATCGCTGGACAGGAACACCCGATCCCCGGCGGCGTAGCGTATCGCCCCCACGGTGCCGTTCAGTGTCTGGTGATCGCCTGCCGCAGCGGTCCAGAAGAATGCGCTCTGCCCGGTCACATTGGTGAATGTGGCACCGCCCGTGGTGATGGTGCTGTTGTTGGCGGACGGCCATGCCGGTTCGGTGCTGGCGGTGCCTGCCGTGGTGCAGCGGAATGCCCAGCGGGCCTGCGAGGCTGGTGCGGTCGGCTTGACGATATTGCCGATGGCGTAGACGGCGCTGGGCACAAACGCGGCTATGGCGGTGTATGCCGTTGATGATACGTACCAATCGGCCACGGGCTAGACCCTCGCTGCCAGCACGGTGATGCCGATATCGGCGAGCGTACTATCTTGCGTGGGCGCAACTATCTGCAACACGTCGCCGATCGCCAGTGATCCGCCCGCCCCGGCCAGTGTCGCGCTGGTGTGGGATGCGGACGTGACCGTGATGGTGCCAAGGGCTGTGGTGGACCCGCCCGATATCTTGTTGAGCGTGAAGATTGCGCTGCTGGTGGCTTGGGTCACGTCATACACCACGGTGCCCGCCAGGCTGGCCGGGATGGTGAGCGCCCACGGCATCGGGACGTTGATGGTGGCGCCTGTGGCGGGTTTCCCGCTGAACACGAATGGCACCGGAACCTGCTGCACTTCGGTCGGTAGCATGGCGTATGTGATGGTGCCGACGCCGGGGATTGCCACGCTGGCAGCCGCCGTTAGCCGCCCCTTCTGATCGACCGTGAAGGTGCCGACATGGGTGCTGTCGCCATAGGAGCCTGGCGCGACGGCTGTGCCCACCAGCACCGGCCCCGGATACGTCCCCGTCAGGTCGCCGCTTGCTGCCCCGGATGGTGCGCCGCCCCCGGTGGTGATCGTGGCCACGCTTGCGCTGGTGATGCGGCCCTTAACGTCCACCGCGATGACTGGGACATGGGTAGCGTCCCCGTAGGTGCCCGCTGAGGCCCCTGAAGCTGCCAAGGCGGGGTTGGGATACGTCCCGGCCAGATCGCCGCCTGCGGCCCCTGTAGGCGCCCCGCCACCAGTGGCAGTGCTGGTGAGCGTGCCGCCCGCGAGCGACAGCCCGGTGCCCAGCGCATTGACCTGTCCAGCGTTCCAGCGCACCGACAGCGTGCCCGTGGTGGTGATAGGACCGCCGCTGATGCCGGTGCCGCTGGTGGCCACGGACGTGACTGCCGCCGTTGTGCCGGGCGGTCCTGCGGGGCCTGTGGGTCCGGTGATATTGCCGGTCTTGGTCCATGCCATGGCTAATCACTCGGGCTGGTGGTTGCGTCGGTGATCGTATCGAACTCACCGTCTCCTAACACGAAGGCGCCGCCGCTTCCCTGGTTGGTGCCGAATGAGGCGGCGTCGCCCGAGAACAGGATGCACGGGGCACCTAGCGCCGCTGTCGCCACGGCGGGGTCAACTGGCTTACCGGCGGCGTCGATGAACAGGCGGCGCGTGGCTTCTGGAATATGCCCTGTGCCGTCCAGCAGATTGACGCCGACCATCATCCGGAAATCGGCCATATCGAACAGCCCTGCATCGGTTGGACCAACGGAAAAACCGTGTCCGCCGAGCTGGGGCGTGAATGGGTCGCCCCATACGTCCACCGTTGTGCCTGTGTCCAGAATACCGTCGCGATAGACCACGGCGGTTTTGACGACACCGAAGTCAAACGCCGTCAGGAAATGATGCCACACCGTCTTGTCGCTGACGCTGGTCAAAGCATCAACGTAGTTGTCTCCAGTCGCATCGGGACAATAAAAGTCGAACTTACCCACCGCGCTACCGGGGGATTTATATTCGCCCACGATACCCGTTCCGGAATATACACGCCGAATATTGGGGTCGGTTTTTACCCAAAAGGACAGCGCCAAGAACGAGCTATCCGGCGCGACCAGTGAACTCGTAAACAGTGAGACGGCGTAAAAATTCACCGCTGGAGCGTGGTAGGGCACGGGTCCGAATGTCCACACATCGCCATTGCTCAGGTCGAAGTATGTCGTGCCGTCCGGGGCGTCCTCGGTGGGCGGTCCATAGCCGGTCATGATCATGACGCCAGGGCCGCCGGGGGGGCCTTCCGGACCGTTTGCGGCGTTGGCGATGGCACTGTTGAGGTCGTCCGCCGTCAGCGTGTCGCCGTCGTGCCATGGGTAGGGCATCAGGCAAACACCCAGATGTCGCCGTTGTTCACGTCGAGGTAGGTGGTGCCGACTGGGGCATCCACGGTGGGCGGCCCGACGCCGGAGATGAAGGAGAGCCCATCAGGGCCGGGTGGTCCTAGCGCACCAGTTGTGGCGGCTGCGATGGCAGCATTGAGGGCTGCGGCGTTGAGGTGATCGCCGGGTATCCAGGGGTAGGCTTGATCGGTGTCGCTCATGTCAGCACGCAGGAACCGCCCACGGTCCACGCCCGATCCAGCCCGCGCCCGGCCCAGGAACTCACGTCGCCGCTGCGGCTGCCGATGCCGGGCATGCCGAGTGTTGCAACCTGGGTATTGGCCATCATGACGACGTTCACGGCCTGCCTCATGGCCGCGGCATGATCCGGGCGCGACGGCAGCCCATAGGCCATTTGCATACGAACGCACAACGACCACATCAGCGCCTCCTGATATTCCGGCGGCAGCCCGAGCGGGTCCACCAGCGTGGTGTAGTTCGGCAGCGATGCCTTGAGCACTAACGTAAGTTGCATCTGCTGCGCGACGGGTGGCACCGGCCAGAAGTGGACGCGCCCCTGTGGCCACGCGGTATCGAGGAACACGGCTGAGGGCAGGCTCTTGAGGTTCTTGATGGTGATGGTGGACCAGTCTTCCTTGGCCTGGATGATGGCGAGCGGGATATCGACATTGGCGATGCCGGCATTCGGTAGCAGGCGGCACCATGCGGCGTGGATCTTGGTTGGTCGCACGGGGATGTCGAAGTCGGCGCCGGGTCCGATGGTGTAGTAGTCGGCGCCGGTTGCCGTCACGGTCAGTTCGGTTTCGTTCCACACCAGCCAGCGCTTCTGACCCCATTGCGCGACGAGCATTCGCGTCATGTCGAGGCCGGTGTTGGCATCCTCATATGATGCTGTTTGACCAACCCCACAAATTCCGCTCGCACGCAGAACGAAATTGATCATATCCCCGACGGTGTCGATCATTCATGCACCTATGAAGTTGCCCCCGATTATCTGCTCGGGACAGGCGTTCGGGGGCCACACGCCTTGGCTTCGGGCTGGGAAGGACGACCCGGTCCCGGCAGTTCGTAGCCGCTATGCCGTCAGCACCGAGAACCAGATACCGGGGCCTGGGCTGGCGAAGGTGCAAGCCTTGGCTGCGGCCAGGCTGATCCCGGTTGCCGCCGCGACGCCGTTGATGGTGTCGGACGTTGCCGGGTCGGCGAAGACCTGGCAGGCGGAAGCGCCGCTGTTCTGAAGGTAGATCACCATGCCCCCTACGGCTGGAGGCAGGGCGACGCTGTCGGCGGCGGTGGCGCAGGTCGTGATGCGGTTGATGGCGGCCGGGAGTTTGGTGGCGTTGGGTCTGCCGCCTCCGGCCCTGGCGGTGAGGGCGTTCGCGTATGATCGCCCCCCACCCATGGCGGCGACGGCGGGATCGAAGAGTTGCGCGCCAGCAGAATACGATGAGGGGGAGCCCGCGTCTTGCGGTCCTTTGTTGGCGAAGCCTGACATGGCCGCCTCCTAATTCGCAACCAAGCGGCAGGCGAGTTGTGGCCGAAGTGCAACGGCGCCCCAGAGCACGTCGATGCGGATGGGGAAGGTGTCGTCGCTGATGCTGTATTGCCGCACGGCGCGCATCGAGATGCCGTCCTTGACGACCCGCGAGGCCATGTCCACGCCTCCGGGCATTACGAGGTCGGCGGTGGCGAAGGTGAACGCATCCGGGTGGAATGCGAGCGACAGGCCGGTAGCGACGGACGCCGTGTTGGCGAACGTGATCGGCGCGTTGAGGGCTGGGCTGTTGGAGACGTTCTGCGTCGGGCCGCTGGTGACGATTGCCGGTGCGATGGCCATGTTGCCCGCGCCGCCGGTATATGCGGCTGTGAGGACGAATTGTTGCAACACACCCGTATTGATTTTCGTCTCGGGATGCACGCGATAGACGCCGGTGATGGTGAAGATGTCCCCGGCATTTCCCGCGCCGGTGCCGGTGATGACGGCGAGCGTGCTGCCAGTTTGCGATGCCGGCGACACGAGATAACCCGATTCCGCCCCGCGTGTCTGGGTGGTCAAGTGCGTGTTCTCTGCCCACTCGAACCCAGCAGACAGCCCCATCACGCCATCGGTGTATTGCTTGGCGATCTGGGTAGAAGCCTGGAATAATCCTTTCGTGACATCAACGAGATCGACGTTGTCCTGGGTGTTGATGCGGAGGAGCCACTGCTTGCTCTGCGGCGTGAGGTTGTCCAGCAACAGCTTGCGGGCCTGCAACACGGTCTTGAACGGCATGGCGCTGGCCGCTGTTCCCACCTGGTTCCACACTGTCGGCCACATCATGTTGATGGTTGCGGCCTCGATGCTGGCGGCGAGCTGGGCGATGGCCGGCTCGATGTAGCGGGCGCTGAACTCGTCGATGGTGAGGGTTAGCTCGGCGCTGCTGAAGCTGAAATCGACGTGGTATTGGTTGGTGATCGGCAGGCTGACGGATGTTTCCACCGTATTCTGGAGCGACAGCGCCGGGGTGGTGCTGGTGGTGTATTGCACCGGGAGCCGGATGCGGAGAGTAGTGCCGATTTTGGCGCCACTATTCGCGAAGCTGTCATCGTATTGACGGTTGATTGCCCTTGTGTTCGCCTTGGGACGCTACCCCCAAAACCGCCCTTGCGGGCTGCTGCATGTCACCATGCAGAGCAGACCATATCATCACCCGCTGATTAGACGGGTGCGCTGCGCTTCGGGCCGCTTGGCCCTACTCCCTCAACGGGATGGTCGTTGCACCTTACCTGATGTGGGCAAATTCCGCCATTGTTCCGCTTACCCCACTGGCAATTCATGCAGAGGATCTGAAAGCCTGACGGAAAATTATTCCTTGCCAGCCAGCGATACATCTGCTCGCCGGTTTTGAGGTTAAATTTCCGTTTGTGAGTCGCCCCATCGTTCTCGATGTGGTCGATGCTCAAAAAGGCTTTTTCGGTCTCTCCGCAGCATGCGCAGACATATCCGCCATAAGCTCGGTAAACCCGGTCTCTGACCTCATATCTGCGCATCGTGTTGCCGGCGTTGATCTGCATCCGCCATGCCTCAAGTTGCTTTTTCGGCATGGAAGCGATCCTTGCGTCTCGCTGGCGGCTCTGCCTCTCGCTTACCTTGTCCCGAAACTTTGCCAGGTCTAGGGGTGAGAGAGAAGCCACCTTTTTCCGATACAGGTCTATCGCGTAATCACTGCGGCACCTGCTGCACCAGTAGTCCACAGCATTCCTCGGAAAGTCTGCTGGCGTCTTTCTGATGCGGCATTTGCTGCATGTTGGGTCAAGCTGGATTTTCGCCCATCTCAGGTCTTGGCTCAGGATTGTCTTGGCGTCAGGCATACTGAAAGCTAACATACGTTCCGGCCTGATAGCAAGATTTTCCCTGAGTTCACAGCGTTCTTCGATGCCGGTTACCCGGCAAAGCGGCTACAGTTAACCGATGAAGTTGCACTTTTGGTGAAGTATAGCCAGCGCCTTTGCCGTAATCATGTTGATAGTCAACAGAGTATTGGTTGCGGGCATATTAGGATATCCTTCGTCACATTGAACTAAAGGACCCCTCACTGTCAAGTAGTTCTTGGGGTCTCGATTGCTCGCTGTGACGAAGGACTTAGCCGCAATCACAGACGGATTGGCACGGCGCAGCGCGGTTTAGGGTCGGGCGCGACGACCTTGGGCGGTAGCTACAGCGGCATTACCCGGCCGCGGCGGGGTGGGCGTGTCTCTCAGTGGCGCTGACGGCGTGCCAGGTCGTCCTTCATGTATTTATCAACCAAGTCCTGGCCGCTGGCGGCGTATTCGTTGAACTGCGGGTTAGCCCGCCCGGTGACGGTGCGGATGGGCGGCGGGGCACTGGTCACCGGGCGTGGGGTATGCACGGCTCTGCCCGCTCCGTCCTCGATCTGGGCTGCGTATTTGCCCAGCGCCACGGCGCGTCCCTCCAGCGTCTGGATGCTGGCGATGCGTTGGACGGCGGCAGGATCGTCGGCGAGGGCAGCGGTGACACGCACGCCGCCCGGCATGTTCACCAGCAACTGGGCAAAGCCGCCATCCGCGCCCATGGCCATCAGTTCGCGCGTTCTCTGCGGCCAGTCCGGATATGCCGAGTTGCCCTCCTCGTGGAAGCGGTCCTTGAGCAGTTCCTGCTTGGCTTCTGCCCGCGCCTCGGCTCTGAGCTGCTCGCGTTCCTGCTGGTATTGCAACTCGGGGCTTGCCTGCTGCTGCGGCACCTGTTGGGCGATGCGGCGCAGGCGTTCGTTTTCCTCGTTGACGCGGGCGAACTCGCGTTCCCTGGCCGAGAGCTTGGCCGTGAGTTCCGCAAAGCGTCTGTCGCCGCGTGACTTGGCTTCGGCGGCCTGTTCCGGGGTTTGTTCGGGCGGCTCGCCTTCCGGCGCGGGTGCCGGGGCAGGCGCGGGTGTCGGCTCGGCTGCGGGCGCGGGTTCGCCTTCGCCGGGGGGCGGTGCGTTGGGCTGGTCGCTCATGGGATGCCTCTAAGGCCGATCGCGAGATGCGCCGGCGTGGTTATCGTGTGTATGCCGCGGCCTGCTGCTCATGCAGCGCCTGTGCGTAGGCGTCGGCGGCGTCCGAGTGCTCGAAAATCCCGAGGTGCTGTCCGGTCTGGTAGTAGTGCTGGATTGCCTGTTCGGGGGGCACGATGCCGCGGCCCGCGATCACGGTGGGGATCAGGATTGCCCTGCCCTCATCATCGGTGAATGACATGGATCGGACTGTGCTGATACTTCCATCGGCGTTTCTGACCACGGGGCGCTGGTGGATGTTGATATTGCCTGGGACGAGCAGGCCGGCGGCGTTCTGTGGCGAGCGGTCGAACATCGAGCCGGCGGCGGCGGGTGCCGCCTGTTGGGCTAGCGCATTGAGTTGCTGCTCGCGGTAGCGGTCGAAAGCGCCGGGAGGCACCAGTGCATTGCTGTCGCTCATGGGGGCCTCTGGGTTAGCGGGGCGCTGACGGCGCCACGTCGTGGGTGTAGTTGCCCGGTTCATCGTCGGCCGGGTGGGGTGCCATGCTGCCGCGCATGGTGGCGATCTCGGCGTCTTGGCGGATCATCCGGTCGTCCAGGGTGGCGCGCAGGTGCCTGATCTCTTCGCGCAGCCGCTCGATCAGACCGATCGCGTCCTTTAGTTCGGCGCGCTGGCGGGTGATCTCGGCGAGGAGTTCGGTGACGTTGTCGCTCATGGGCCACCAAGCAGGGTTTTGAGCATCTCAAGCCGCTTGAGCGCCTGTTCCTGCGATCCTTCGCGGCCCATCAGTTGAAACTTGTCGCTTTCCGGCGGACTGCCGAAGATACGGTATTCATTGCCCAGCGGCTCGATGTGCCATTGCCAGGAACCGGGCTGGCCTTGCAGGGCGACCGGCTGGACGCCGCCCGCGAGCGGGTTGTCCGCATAGGCGGCCGCGACCGGCATTTGCAGGGCGTTGCTGTGGCTCATTGCATCGGTCCTGTGGCTGCGGGAGCGCCCTCGCCGTTCATGGGCTGTGGCGGGGCCATGCGTTGCGCCAGTTGCCCCTCCATGTCGGCGTGGCCGTGCAGCATCGGGGCGAGTTCCGTCTGGAGCATGTCGGTGACGAGTTGCCGAACCACGATTTGCAGGCTGAGCGGATCGATCCCGCCGACCACATCGAGCCGCTTGGTCTCGGCTTCATAGTCGCGCACGGCAATCTCGGCGCTCTTGTCCTTGGCCTGCGCCTGCAACACCGCGACCTGCTGCTTGAGCTGCTGGATCTCCTGATCGGCTTGGCCGAGAAGCTGTTGCGCGTGCTGCTGCGTCTGCTGCGCCTGCTGGGTGATCGCCATGACCTGTGGATCGGGCGCGTCGGCCTTGTACATCGGCGGCAACCCGCGCTTGAGCCGGTCGGCGAGTTCGTCCGCGCCGGGGAAGTCGCTGTTCTTTGCCCAGAAGTCACCGACGATCTGAAATGCCGCCGGGTTCTGCGCCATGATCTGCGAGAATGCGTTGGCGGCTTCCTGGCGCTGGGTGCCGTAGCTCGGCCCTACATCGGCCTCGACGTCATACATGCCCACGTTCGGGTTGAAGATGATCGTGGGGTCCGGCTTGTCCGGGTCTTGCATCTGCTGCTGGGCATCGCCCTGCGTTAGCGTTTGCGGCTGTCCGTCAGGCCCCTGTCCGATCGCTTGGTGGGCCTCGGGGGCATCGGGTGCGACCACGACCTTGGCCTCGCTGCCGTCTTCCCCCAGCGTCATGACGACCCGCTGCACATCGTAAATCTTGGGGATGAGATCGAGCAGAATGCGGCCGATCTGGCGGATGCCCTTGGCCTGGTTGTCGATGTAGTGATACGTCGCCGTATCGCCCTGGCGCTGGCGCTGCTGGATGGCGATGCCGCTGCGCTCGTTGGATGGCATGCCCAGCTCGGCCTGATACTGGCCGGTGACCGACATGAGATCCTGCCGGGCGATGGTCATCCCGGTGATGTATGCCTGGGCCATCTGCGGGGGCGGCTCGCGGGCCGGCGGGGCGATCGGGGCGCCGTCCTCGCCGACGCCGTTGTAGAGCAGGACGCTCCAGTTCTTGATATTTGCCGTGATCCACTGTTCTTCGTGGCCCTGGATGGCCGCAGCGGTGGCGACATACGGCGTCTTGGTCTGTAACGCGACCTGTTCAACGGCAGCACTCGCCCAGTAGTTGTAAATGCGCTGTGCGTCGATCTGGGACCGTGTGTGGCCCTTGCGGTCGAGTTCGTTGTCGATGACCAGCTCTTCGCCGATGAACGGCACGATCGGGATATACTTTCCGGGCCATTCCTCGCGGTCGATGATCTTGTTGCCCGCCAGCTTGAACCACTCGATCTCGGGCTCAGCGACTTTGCGGCTCTTGACGATGAACGGGGTTAGTTGCTCCCGCACCTCGGCCGGGATTTCGCTGTCCCGCACCGTCGTTCCGTCCTGCATCAGGTGGATCGTCTCGTCGCTGATGTTGCGGCGCCAGTATTCGGCGATGCGGACGTGATCCTTGTCGGACCAGTTGTCGGTGTTGTCGAACGTCGCCGGCGCGGGGCTGTCCTCCTTGCCGTATTCCTCCTCGTAGCGATCCCGCGGCACGTCCTCGAACACGAAGCAGAAGTTCATGTCCGCCTTGTCGTATTCTTTCGCATCCGGGTCGCAGTAGATCGTGAACGGATCGGCGATGCGGCGGACGAACAGGTCCAGATCGAACGAATTTTGGTCCACGTAGTCGGTTTCGACGCGGACGTAGCCGATGCCGCTCTCGACCTGGTGGTAAATGGCGGTGGAGTAGGCATCGACGGCTTTGCTCTGGTATTCGATGCGGCGGATGATGCCCGCGAAGATCTGGGCGCTCTCGTAGGATGCCCGCCCGCCGGTCGGCGTTACCTTGATCTGCGCCTTATTTTGTCTTGCATCGTTAATGACCTGCAAATTGTGCTGTCTCGTTTGGTTATACGTCAGGCACGGCCGCGCGCCGCGCTCCTGGCGGACGTTGCTGTCCCACTGCCCGTGGTTGAGCGCGTCTCCGTTGGCGAACTTGATGTCGAATTTGGCACGATCGCGCCATGCGCTTTCCCACGCCTGGCAACGCTCAAAGCGCGCCTTCGCCTCGCGCAGGATCTTCTCGTCTGCGGCTTTTGGCTTGGGCATGGCTAGCGCCGTGACCTCCTGCCGAACATGGCCATGCCCAGCAGCCCCATGCCCAGCAGCGCCATGCTTGCCGGCTCCGGCACCGGCGACAGGATCTCAGTCTGCCCACGGTTGAGCAGCGTGCCGTTGGCGGCGATGGTGCCGGTGATCTGCTCGGTCATCGAGAACGGGGATGTGGCGACGAACGCGCCGCTGCCGCTGTGGCTGTAGGCGTCGGCGATGAGCGTGGCCGTGGTGGAGAAGCTGTCGAGCAACGTCCCCGGCGTGTCGTTGATCGCGTCGGCGCCTTGAGCGTTGGCGCTATCGGCCCACCAGCGCATCAGGGCGGTGGAGCCGACCGCGTTCTCGAAGGTGCCCGCGCCGGATGTACTGAATTGCCCGACTGGGGCGGCAAAACTAGTGTCCGAGACGGTCACGGTATATCCCACGGCCACGCCTAGCGTGTTGATCGCGCTCAGAGATGACGTGTTCAGGATGTCCAGCGGGTTCGGATTGGCCAGCGTACCTACCGATCCCTGGATGGAGCCATTGACGGTTACGCCGCCGATGGTCTGGTCGGCGATCTGGATGGTGCCGGTGGACAGGTTGGTGTCGCACGCTGCGTTATCGACGCAGAGGAACGTGGTGGCGCCGAACTGTGCGGCGAGTTGCAGCGCGGCGTGGGCGGGATGGGGCGAGAGCGCGATGGCGGCGCTGAATGCGGCCGACGCGATCATGCCAATGCCGAGGTAATGGCGCATTATCGTTCCCCGTTGGTTGGTGGGTCCGGCAGTTGCCGGCGCGTGGTCATGTCCTGCTGCAGGCGGGCGATGGCCCCGGCTTGCGCCTGCTGGGTGGCCTGGATGTCCGCAATTCGCTGCTGCATGGCGAGCAGTTCGGTGAGGATGCGGTCGGCGCGGGCGATGACGGCGTCCACCTTGGCGGCGGCGGTCTGAACTGGCCCGCTGCCGTGCGTTTCCAGTGCCGTAATGCGTATATCGTTGTTATCGAGCTGGTGGCGCATGGCGCCGATCTGGCTGCCAATGGTGAAGACGTAGACGCCGATGCCGGCGGCGGTGCCGAGCACCGAGAGCGTCAGCCAGTTGCGCGGTCTATGCTCTGGCGGCGGCTGCTCCATCGCATGTCATGGCCCTTCGTCCCAGGTGGCATCGACGAACAGCAGCAGGTCGTCCTTGCTGGCCAACACCCGCAGGCTGGCCCAGCTATTGGTGGCGATCGCGCCCTTGACGCCCTCGGGCAGCTCGAACGGATGCGCGGATAGCAGGGCGTTCTGCGGGATATCGCGGGCCAGTTGCGCCACGGCCTCGCCGATCTGGCCGCCATCGCGCGGGTATTGCACTCGGGTTGCCATCTTCCCGAGCCACGGGACGCCGGCGGTGGTCGGTCGCCTGGATAGCAGGAACAACCGGAGCGCCCAGTCCGCTTTGGTGACCATCTCCTCGTGCGTCAGCGGCGGCGGGTGGTGGTACGTCTGGCCAGGATATGCCGTGGCGCCGTCGTGGTAGTGGTATTTCGTCGGGGCGTGGCTCGGGGGCGGTGGAATGGTGCCGGGATGGACCGTGTATTGCACCGGGAGCTTGATCTTGAGGCTGGTGCCGGGCGGCAGTGATGTTCCCTTGGCCTTGAGGAGTTCCGCGTGGGTCTCGGCCAGCTTCGCCGCCATGCCCCGGCTTCTGCGCTCCTCCTCCAGCATCTCGGCCAGGCGGCGGCGTTCAACCTCGAACTCGCGCGCCTTGCGGTTGGCCTCCCAGTCCCGCAGCCCGCGCATGTGAGCGAGGAACGCGGCCTTGTCGAAGCCTGGCGGGAATGTCTGTGCCGTGGTCTGTAGCGGCGGCACTGTGGTGATATTCGGCCCGGCCACCGCCTCGCGTAGCTTGCGTTCCGCCTTCTCCAGTATCTGCCGGATGCGTTCCTTGCCGCACCCCTCGCGGTAGCCGATCTCCTCCAGCGTCTCGCCGCGATGGTAGTATTGCGCCATGACGCGCCGCAGCCTGGGCGTGAGTGTCGCCGCGGCCTCGCGGATGGCTATGCGGTCAATGAGCTGGCGTTCGTAGTCCCACGGGGCGGACGACTGCTCATCGAGGCTCATTGGCCTTTTCGGCCAGGCGGATCGCCTCGTTGAAGAGCCGCAGCACGCTCTTCCTGTCGCCGTTGTCGTTGTATTTGTAGATCGCCTCGATCTTGCCCTGGTATTTGGCCTGTGCGGCGGGCGGCAGCGCGGGCCAGACGTAATCCAGCGCCAACTGTGTGGCCGCAGCCTCATCCCAGTCCGTCGCCACCAGCAGCCAGCCGATCGCGCAGTGGCTCTGGTCCTCCTCCAGCCCCAGATTGCCGGTGTTCCAGCCGGCGCCGACCCCGTCGCGCGCCACCCGCAGGCGGACGATGTCCTCGGCCTCGCGTTCCGGCAGTAGATCGAACGGCATGTCCCCCTCCCCAGGGTTGTTACGGTATTCGCAGCGGTGCCAATCCAATGAACTTCCCGCCGAGCAACAGGTCCAGAAGGACCAGCACCAGAATCAGCGCCAACACGACCTGAACAATCAACGCGAAGGGCGGCGGCAACGGAATCAACGTGATCACGTAATAAATCACGCCGAATACGAGGCACAGCACTAAAATGTAGACCAAAATTCCGATCATAATTGCAACCTTTCCTGGCTGCTCTCTTGTGTGCGCTTTGCTGCCTCACGCGCTCTACGCGCAGCCGATATTTTCGCGCGCGTTTCGGCTGAGTGCCGCAATCCTGTTTTGGCTGCGGAATACGCTGCACGCTGTTCCGGTGACAGGTTGAGCTTGCGGCCTTTCCTCGATGCCGACATTTCCGCCTTTGTCTCGGCAGATGCCTTTTGAATGCTCCTTGCCAGCGATATCTTAGCCCGCGTTTCTGCCGAACATTTTCGCCCGGCGGTGGCCGACATCCGACGCTGCACCCATTCTGGAGACTGAGACTTACCCTTGTGCGCGGCAGACATCTTCGCCTTTGTATCTGGACTGGCGGTCGTTCCAGTCCGAGCCAATGCCAACTTGGCACGTTGCTCCGCGCTTTTAGGCACTCCCTTGAGCTTGGCGCTTATGGCTCGCCGATGACTTTCGGTCGCCACATAGCCGTTCATACCCTCGCCGCCTTGCGTCACATTGTAGCCGCCATCCCAGATGGTCGTGCGTTCCTGACAGATCAGCGCCAGTTCAACGGCACACAGATCGTCCCATGTCCTAGCAGACGCCAGATGCTCCATAACAAACGCCGCTTCACCATGCTCGCGGATTGCATCCGCCAGAACACCCTTTCGTCCACACTTCGCCCAACTTACATGGGCCATCCATCGTGAGCGGAGCTTCTGTCGGGTGATGCCAATATAGACCCGGCCATTAAGTTGGTTGGTTACCTTGTAAGCCTGGAACGAGCCGGATGATGACATAGCAACAATCTAGCACCCGGCTCGCCCGATATCAATCAGCCCTATGCGGCTTTCGCGCTCGGCGCCAGGACTGGCCGATCGGCTCCGCTCATGCCCTCGATGCGGGCCTTGGCCTCCTTGCCGTCCTCGCCGAGATTCTCCAGCAGCCGCAGCGCCGCCGCCCGGATCAGCGCGTAGTGATGCTTGTCGCCGATGATGTAGTCCGTGGCCAGCATCGCCAGCAGGTAGTCAGGACGTGGGGCCACGAGCCCAGGCCCCGGCTTGGGCACACCCTTGTCGGCGTGCGTGTCCGCGGCCTTCGCTGCCGCCTCATGCGCGCCCTTCTCCTCATGCGTTGGTAACGTCGCCATAGCCGTTCCTCCTTTGTGGGATTGCGCGGACGCCTTAGTCCGCCCGCGAGACGGTAACGGCGGCGGCGCCTTGCGGTTCCGCAACGGGGCCGGGGGCAGCTTCGCGGAGGGCTTCGCGGGCGACCTCATGGTGCCCCCTTCCTTGATGGCGCATTAAAGAACCCAGGGTGGCGTTCTTCGATGAGGGCGACGATGGACTGCCCCAGCTCGTTGGTTTTGTCGGTGAACACGTTGCCCGGCCCGAAATGCAGGCTGTCGTAGATCGCGCGCACCGTGTTCTGCCATGGGTCGTTTAATCTGCTGACACCTTGTTGCGGCGGCCAAGGCGATTGCATGCTCGTGTTTATGGGCCGCGCGTGCTCCAGCATCCCAAGACGCCGCTCGATATCGTCAAGCCTTTGCTGGACCAGATCCCCGCCAAGCAATGTCCAGGGTTGTGGGCCTGTGTTCTGGCTCATGGCGCGGCTTCCCGTTCCAGCACCACCAGTTTGTTCCACTTGGTCACGCCGCAGGCTTTCCAGCCCGCCGCCTTGAAGCAATAGCCAGGATTGCTGCTGCGAATGCGCTTTGGAGCCACGTAGGTGTAATGGCGTTGATTTGGCCACCTGGCATCGGCCAGCGCATCGGCCTCGCGAATCAGCCTGGACGACAGTTCCGTGCCCTCGTTCCTGAACACCGCGCAGTTCACACCCCGCTGCCCATCGCCACTGATAAACCGCCGCCAGACGAACAACGCCCGCGCATCGCCGCGCACCAGCACCAGCTTCTCGCCGGGGCCGGTGAACAGCAGCGGGCGCCGCCCATCGCGATACGGCCGGTAGCTGTAGTGCCGATGGAAGATTGCACGCGCCGTGTCGTCGCCATCCTTGGCAATCACCCACCCGGAAAGCAGCAAATATGGCTGCACGGCACTCATGGCGCAGGCGGTATCGCCACGCCGTTGGACATTGGCGCCACCGTGGACCCCAGCGCGTTGCTCGCCGTGACCACGCACGCCAGCGTATGCCCGGCGTCCGCTTCCACCACGGTATAGTCCGCACCGCTCGCCCCGTTCGCCACACCATCCTGCCGCCACTCGTAATCATATGCGTTCGGCTCGCCATCCCACTCGCCCATCGTGCAATTCAGATGGTCCGCATCCGGCTGCCACACATACGGTACCGCCTTGTTCGTCGGCGGACCCAGGCTGGCAAGGATGTGCGCATAAATATCGGCAATCTTGCCCGCATGCGTCCGGTCGCCATTCAGCCAATCCGCAGTGAGCATCATCAGCATATCCCGCAGGTCGTCAGGATCAGCCGCCATGACCTATATCCCCATCCACGATGATTCCAGCCCGCGCAGCTCGAGGTATTTCCGGGTCGGCAACTGGCCGCTGATGATGTCCACAGTCTTCGGCGTTGCCTCGCGCAGCCCCATGGCCAGCGTCCGCGCCGCGTCGCTCGCGTGGCTCGCCCAGTCATGGACCGGGGCGGGCTTGAAGACGCCCATGCGGTCGTTGAAGTCGCGATGGTAGTGCGCCAGGCACTCGCGCAGCCGCTCGGTCTTGGCGCGGTCCATCCAGCATCGCGGCAGCAGCAGCTTCACGGCGTTGATGCCGTCGTCGATGTCCTGGCGCGGCAGCACGCGCACCTTGCGTCCGTTCTGGCGTAGCAGCTCCTCGCGGGTTTTGCCGGTGCCAAGCTCGCGCGCCCCAGCGTCGTGCGGCAGCAGGTCCACGCCGTATCGGTAGGGTTTAGACTCCAGCCATGCGACGTAATGCGTCAGCGGCTCGCCGGTGGCTTCGTAGTAGTCGATCACATGTATCTCGCGTCCCACCAACTGCGCGCAGATGATCGCGGTGGCGTCGCCGATCCCGAGATCCCAGGCAGTCCAGACCGGCACGGCCGGGTCGAACGGCACGCCGCAGATGCGGTCGGAGGCAGCCATTTCGGCGAGTTCATCGCGGTAGATCGCGCCGCGGATGGCGGCCTCAAACGAGCACTCCAGCTCCTGCTGATACTGATCATTCGTGAGCATGCGCCGCATGTCGTCCAGCTCGGATTGCGGCAGCAGCCCGCTGCCGGACGCCCGCAGCACGAACGAGAACCACTCGGGGTTGTCTTGCGCCTCTTTATGCACGCGCCAGAAATCGTTGCGGCCTTTCGGGGTGCCGATGAACACGGCCCAGCCGTTGCGGTCGGCGAGCGACGGACGCAGCACCTCGGGCCAGGCGCGAGGATCGATATCGCCGTATTCGTCCAGCACGATGCCGTCGGCGTAGGTGCCGCGCAGGCGGTCGTAGTTCTCCGCGCCGTAGAGCCGGATGCGGGCGCCATTGGGAAAGCGGACCATGAGGTCGCTCTCGCGCTGCTCGATGCCGGGGATCGATGCGGTGAAGCGTTTGAGGTATTCCCAGGCGGTGTCCTTGGACTGTGCATAGGTCGGCGCGAGGTATGCAAAGCGTGCCGCTTCTCGCTTGCAGCGCAGGGCGGCGTCGATGAGGTCCATGATGCAGGCGACGGTCTTGCCGCCGCGGCGATGGACGACGAGGCATGACCAGCGTTGCTTGCGGGCGTGGAACGCCTCGAAATGCGGGCGGGCGGTATAGCCGAGGGTGATGGTTTTAGGAGGCATCTTCCCAGTCGGCATCCTTGATGGAGTTGAACTTTGGCGCAGGGAGTTCGCGGGTAACGCCAGTGATGACCATGATCGGGGTGTTGCCGGTAAGCGCGACCTCCTGGGCCTCGCGCCAGCCCATGCGGGCCTTGGTCCACCAGACCTGCGCCTGCACGCTCTGGTTGGTTACCGCGTTCTTGAACAGCGCCTGGACGACGCGGACGTTGGCCTCGGTGGCGCCGGTATCGAGTTCGCGGCGGTAGTGGACGCGCAGCGTCTTGGGGTGGATATCGAGCACGGTGGCGATATCCTCCTGCCTGATGCCGTAGCCGGTCATGGTGAGGACTTGCTTGGCGGTTTCAGGCGACGGCTTGTGTGTCTTGCGGTACAGTCCGGCCTTGCTGCGGGAATGGAGTGTCATCGGGCCTCGTTGCGGTCTGTCCGGTGAAGTTCTGCCAGCGGGTGACGGCCACGTCGCAGTATTGCGGGCTGATCTCGATAGCGTGGCATGCGCGTCCGGTCATTTCGGCAGCGATGATGGTGGTGCCTGATCCGACGAACGGGTCGTAGACGGCCTGGCCGGGGCTGGAGTTGTTTTCGATCGGTCGTCGCATGCACTCGACGGGCTTCTGGGTGCTGTGGCCGGTTTCGGATTTGGCGGGGCGGTTGATGTCCCACACCGAAGCCTGGGTCCGATCGCCGTTCCAGTGCCCGGTTTTGCCTTGGCGCACGGCATACCAACAAACCTCGTGCTGCCAGTGATAGTCGCCGCGCCCAATCGTGAAGCTGTTCTTGTGCCACACGATCTGGCAGCGCAGCGCGAAGTCGCTAGCTTCCAGGCTTAAAGCAGCGACGGGGCTGGTAAGCGAGGCGCCCCACACATACGCCACGTCGCCGGGGAACAGCGCCCAAGCTGCACGCCAGTCGGCGTTGTCGTCGTTGGTGACCTCGCCAATAGCGCGGCCCGTGCCGTCCTTCCATCGGTTCGGATCGTTCTTGTATGGCATCCGCTCGTTGCGCCACCCGGCCTGATAATCCACCCCGTATGGCGGATCGGTGAC